AATCTCTCAAACCAACAACATCATTGGATTCTGGAAATGCTTGAATTTCTATAACATTACCAGCAACCATAGTCGATGTAATATTTAAAGTTCCAAGAATAATTTCTCCTTTTTCATAATCCACTGTTCCCACTTCTTCAGATACTACAATGACATTTCCATCTGCATCAATTTTAAATATTGAAATAGTTCCAGTTTTTAAATCCTCATTTGGAACATCTGAAAAATATACTATAGAACTTTCTCCAGAAATTTTAAATCCTGTGGACTTAATATTTTTTCCTTGAGAATTTACATGGAACCTATTTCCATAACACAATTCATATTGTGCAAAAGTGTTCAAAACTGCCTTTAAGTCCCTACGAATAATTACTTTTGTAATATTTGAAGTAATTGCAGTGTTTGTATTATCAATAACTTGTTGAACTTTACTATATCTAAGTCTTCCTCCAAACTTGTTTAAGTCTAATGAATTGGAGTACTTTTGAAGAGAATCTGTAACCGAAGTTTTTAGTTCTTCTAAACTTGATACTTTTGAATAATTGTAATAAACGGAACTATCTAACTCTACATAAAGAATCTTAAGATCAGTGATCTTTTGATTAATTCCAGATACAGAAAATTGTTTCAATTTTGATAAAATTTGTTCCTTGTTAAAATCAGAAACAAAACTTCCATTTTTTGGTTTTATACTAATTTGAACCGTTCCAAATTGAGGAGGATCTAACTGCTCACCACCAACTACAGAAACAGATTCGGTATTAGGATATATTTTTTTAATTATAGCTTCATAATCTCTTGATGTGACTGCCCTGTATTGGGATGAATACAGTCTTGGGGCATAATACTTAACAGAGTCAATCGGTTCAATTTCACCACCATTAATCGATGATTGATTGGTGGTAATCGTAACAGTTCCTGGGTCAATAATAGTTTTTGAAGTGTCAGCAGCTTCTAATGTTCCGGAAAAGGAGAAGTTACTAGCACCATTACCATCTCTACCATCTGTTACAATATAATTTGCAGTAATATAAGTTCCATCACCATCCTCACCTAGTTTTTTACCAATAATTCCATCACCAAATCTCAATTCATATTTTTCATCTTGAATTTCATTTACAAAGAAGATTCTGGAATTTTTATCAACGTTGAAAATATTTTCAGAAAGAGAATATTCAATACCTCTAGTATTTTCTTTACCGATGTAAACTTTAATGGTCGATGTGTCAATAAAAGAATTGTTTAAGATAAATCTTTGATCTAATGATCCATCATACAAAAATTTCTTTGTTAAAAATATCCCTTGCAATACATCAATTTTATCAAAAGAAGCTGTGCCATCAACCACATTTGCCGTGATATCCTCTGGAACGGCAAATGTATATGTGGAGTCATTAGCACTACCTACACACACTATACCTGCCTTGAGGGTCAGTGTAGGGGTGTCTACGGTCGTTGTTACATCAAACGATATCTGTGCTGCTGATGCTGTTCTAGAACGTGGTACGTATCCAATGTTTCCGGCAAGAGAAACAACATTCTCTCTAAGAGTGGCAGAATCCAAAAAGGATTCATTCACGATCATGTTTGAATTAAACGCTGTTATGTAAGTATTATATGCTAACGTATCGATTAAAACAGAAAAGTTTGATCCCTCAAAGTCAAAATCCGTAAACGTAGAGTTTGCACGGAGATAATCTTTGATAGAAGTCTTTATCTGATCAAAATCTAGATTTGTATACTTTGTAAAAGGCATTTTATCTTGTTGCCTCTAAGAGGAATGAATATTCTTGTGTTGGAAACTCTTGTCCTATGATATCAAATATAACTGTTACATTAAAAGTGTTGTCATCTGGTATTGGATCTACTTCAACAACCAAATTTTCAACTCTTCCTTCGAAATTTTCAATTGCAATTTGAATTTGATCCTGAATTACAGATGCTGTGCCAAAATCGACGAATTCAAACAGGCTTCTTCTTACATCAGAACCCAACAAAGAGTTAAAAAACCTCTCTGTTGGGATAGTTTCAACAATATTTCTCACAGAACGACGAATTGCGTTCTCATTTTTAAGTATTTGTAAGTCTTTTGTCACAGGATGGGGTTCAAAAGACAAACTAATGTCTTTGAATGCCCTTGATATCCTCTGAATTGCCATCTTTTAAGAGTTTTCGTAATTTTATTTATACCTTATTCTTGAAGATTCTTCTGTCCGGTCTTCAAATCGTCGTGCATAATCTCTTGAATCACTCTTTCTTCGGGATCTTCGGTTTTACGTGGCAGTGACCAATAATCCGACGTTAAACTTGTGGTTCCCCACACTTCTCTCATGTAATTTGTGTCTCTATCGACAGGTGAATTTCCCATTTTACTCCTGTTTTGGAAAAACAGAACTTTTTGAGGGGTTACTATCCCTATTTTTTATTTATTTTCACCCTCTTCGGGTGCATTTTCACGTTCTTTTGCCGTTTTCCAGAAATATTCGTCCTCACGACCCATTCCAAGTCGGTCATAACCATTTTCAACACTATAATATTGCGTTGAAACCTTAAAATCGGGCATTTTGGGGTCAACAGGTGTCAAACTATTGTCAAAAATACGCATTCTATTGTTTGGATACAGTCCATACTGTCCATTTTCAAGTTCAATCAGGTTATGAGACTTGTGTTCGGCAGGATTTTCACTTGTTGCCCAGTCAACATAGTCTGGATCATGATGATAATTGTCAATTGTACAGACATAGGTGCCTTTTACAATACCATGGTCCCTTGTGTAGCACTCAAAGTCCATTGAACCAATGAATTTCTTGTCCACTGAAACGACCCCATAGTCCATGCAATTCCAAAACTGTAGATTTGGTAGACTCATGTCTGGTGAAGGGGTCTCAGGGTCCGATACAAAGGCACTGATAGGCAGTTTATCATACATTGCCGCATACTCTGGTAAATATGTTTCAAAATAAAAAGCACGTCCAGGAATCGATTTAACCGAAACCCAGACGCCTTTTACAAATTCACCATGCCCACTTTGATGATCTGTTAGATATTCTTTTCTAACCCATACTTCCATTGAAGGAAGATTTGCAATCAAACATGCCATGTGACGTAATATTAGTTAATGTATATATTAACGTCCCTGTCCCCGATACCTCTTACGAGCCGAGTTACGCGACGTTGCCGCATATTTTGTATTCTTACCATCTCCTTGACGAGACTTTTTCGGCTTGCCCGGCATAAAACCGTCTTTGACTAAACCAACTTTCGAACGAACTGCCATAATACTCCTTAAATTTCAAACATTTTTGTTTCAAGATCTTGAGGTCTTGGAGAACCCTTCTGATAATATTCTATCGAAAGGTCCTCCATAATATCAAAGTATTCTTCCTGGGTCAATCCCTTGTAAAGAACTTCTCCCTTATGGAGAATTGTATACTTTGTCTGACTCATCAGATGACCCTTGACTTCTCGTGACCGACTCTGATACGAGGATCGCACCAGATTTCAAAACCTGCTTCGATAGCATCGAGACAGAATGATACATCTTCTCCACACATATCTTGTACCTCTCCAGACTCAAAGATCTGCATCTTCGGTGCAAACCATGGATACTTCATATCAGAATGCTCAAAGACTCCGTTCTTAATCAGTACCCATCCAAATCCTGTATAGTCTACAGTAAATGGTTTGCGACGTTTGGAGATACTCTCAAGTGTTTCATGATTCATTACACCACCATTATTACGGAAGTCATCTTCTTCCATCCAGTGTGCAACACTCGTCGTTTTGCCGTCTTCCGTACAATACCAACCACTTGCAATATCCTGATCCATTAAGACCAGTTGCCAGAACTTCTCAGTGTTGAATACAATATCACTGTCAATCCATAGTTGCCAGTCGTATTGTAACTTTCCGTCCCAGGGAATCTGATCCGGTCCTCGCAGCACATTCGCACCTAGACACTTACACCGTGCAAAATTCACCATTGATGAATAATCTTGCGAGATCTGAATGCTTGCTCCTGCCTGCACCAAATCAAAACAAAGTTGTACAAAATTTTTGAGATATGTATAAGAAACTCCTCTACCGGGAAGACAAAATACAATGGTCTTGCCTTTCACCATTTCCTTTGCCTTATCATAGTCCCACTCTTGAGTGCTCTCTGATGGTTTGGGTTTCTTTGCTTTAACAGTAAATCCTTTAGCC